GGGAAGTTCGACAGTACAATCAAGGAGTATGAATGCAGTCCCATATCTGGCGTACTGGGACATATATAAAAACTACTATGCAAACAAACAAGAAGAAATCGGAGCTGTAATACATACACCGGCAGAAGCATTAGTGGAAACAGTAGACACAATCAGAATAAATTGGAACTCAAATTGGAATGATATAACAATATATCCGGGTGATACATCAGGAGTATTAGAAAACACAGCAACAATAGAAATATCTTACACAGGAGCAAGTCCAATACTAACGCAAATACTTATTGGAACACAAAATAATGGTGTGCAATCAGTATCAGAATTATTCACTAGTATTTGGGATAATGGAACAGGGACAATTAGTGGAACATATAATTTCAGTAAATGGGGAGGAGACTTAGCAAACTATTGGAGATATATAAACAGTAGCGATATCGACCAGAGACAACCTGCAGTGGTAACATTCCCACTTAGTGAAATAGATGACATGAGGACTAAAATACTGGCAAAACAAACTTACGACGCATTCGAATTCAACGTAGATGCAGCAACATTAAGGCCGTACAAGTGGCTATACGAACAGCCAGAAGGGGTGCCAAACATACTTAGCAGCCAAGAAGGATTGGGTCTTAAGACATACAACAGTGACCTATTCAATAACTGGCTTAGTACAGAATGGATTGACGGTGTAGGAGGAATAAACGATATAACAAGCGTAAGCACAGCCGGAGACGAATTCACAATAGACAGCCTTATACTGGCAAGGAAAGTTTACGATATGCTGAACAGAATTGCAGTAAGTGGAGGAAGCTATCAAGACTGGGCAGAAGCTGTATACGGTAAAAAAGTAGCATGGCAGGCAAGTAGTCCGATGTACATGGGAGGACTAATAAAAGAACTGGTATTCCAAGAAGTAATAAGTAACAGCGAAGGTGCAGAAGGTGGAGAGCCACTGGGAACACTGGCAGGAAAAGGAACACTATCGGGAAAACACAAAGGAGGAAAAATAGTAATCCACTGCGATGAAATAAGCTACATAATCGGAATAGTAAGTCTGACACCAAGAATAGACTACAGTCAAGGGAATGAATGGGATATTCACCTGAAAACAATGGATGATTTCTTCAAGCCTGCACTAGACGAACTGGGATTCCAAGAACTGATAACAGAACAGATGGCATGGTGGGAAACCAAATGGGACGGTACAAAATGGCTGCAAAAAAGCGCAGGAAAACAACCGGCATGGTTAAACTACATGACAGCAGTAAATAAAACATACGGAAATTTTGCGGTAGTAGACAATGAAATGTTTATGACTCTAAACAGAAGATATGAGGTAGGAGACGATGGGATAAAAGACCTGACAACATACATAGACCCGAGTAAATTCAACTTCATATTCGCAGAGACAAGCCTAGACGCGCAGAATTTCTGGGCGCAGATAGGAGTGGATGCAACAGTAAGGAGAGTAATGAGCGGTAAATTAATGCCAAATCTCTAAGGGGTACGGCTTCAAGAGAGGGGGGGTGCGCATCCTGCCAAAACGCATAATTTAAAAAAATAAAACATAATAAAATGTACAAGAAAACAACAGCAAACAAGACAACAATCATAGTAAACGAAAGCTATGAGGGCGAAACAATAGAACAGAAAGTAGTTAGAATTACAAACAACAAAGAACCAATCGCAGATGGTGCACCAAGAGTATACACAGAGCGAAAAGAAGGTGTAAGAGCAGACACAAACATAAGAACTGACAGGTTCGAAGTAGCAGTGGAAGCAATGGATAAGGTGGCTAAATCAAAAGTGGCCAGAAGGGAAGGAATGGGAAAAAAGGCCGAGGAAGGAATGAAAAAAGAGGCAGAAAAAGGAGGAGAAAGCAGTGCCGAGGGCGCAAAAGAAGTCGGGAAATCCGAGTCTTAATCTGGCATTCATATATATATGAAAATCAATAGATTCGGGGACGGTACGCAGATAAACTATATTATGAACTATAGAAAGGGACTTTTTAGGTCGAAAAAGTCAATAAAAAATTAAAAATTAAAAATTAAAATCATGGGAAAGAAAAACTTCTGGGATTCAACAGTAGGAGGATTCGCTCAACAAGGGCTGCAAGGCGCAATAGGAGCCGGAATGGGGCTACTTCTACAAAAAAGCAATGACAGGCGCCAAATAAGGCAACAACAGAAATTACAGGATATGGAGATCACAGGGCAAAAGCAGATGGCAGATTACAATCAAAAAAAACAGATGGAAATGTGGGAGAACACGGGATATGGAGCACAAAAGGAACAAATGAAGAAAGCAGGACTAAATCCGGGACTAATGTATGGAATGGGCGGAGGAGGAGGCCAGACGGTGGACATAGCACCGGGACAAGTAACAGGAGGGCACGCAAGCGGAAACAGTGGAGAAGCAATGGGCATGGGAATGATGGCAGCACAAATGGGGCTATTGAAAGCACAGAAAGAAAACATAGAGGCAGACACAGCAAACAAAACTGCAGATGTACCAGTAAAAGGAGCAACAGAAAAGAATCTTAAAGCTGATACAGAAAATAAATATCTGCAAGGTGAAATACTACAAATCGCAGGAAGTGTAAGCAGACAGACAATAAATGAGCAAATGAAACATTGGGAGAATCTGATAAAACAAGAAGAAGCCAATATAAAACAAACACAATTGGCAAATAATCTATCAGAAAAGCAACTGAATGATAAAGTAGAAATGCTTAAAAAACAAATAGCAACAGAAGCGGCAAAAGTAGCAATGATAAATAGCGACATAAACAGAAACAAAGTACTAAACAAAGTGAGTGATGCGCAATGGCAAACACTGATACAAGACCTATGGATGGACAGGGAAAAATTCAGTGAAGAAAAGATGATGAATGTATGGAGAAGATGGGCAATACAAAACGGTATAGCCGGAGACGATAGCCCTGATCTGGTAATACCAATAATCGGAAGTATAAAAGACCTGATGGGAAATAAAGGAAGTACACAACCAATTAGAGGATTTCATAAAAGATAATATGTGTCTATATAACAGGATAGTATTAAATCCTAAGTATAAACCAAATAAAAAGAACGGGGGGGTAATACCCCCCGTTCCTGATGAAAGGGTAAAATATGTACCAATAGGTTGTGGAGATTGCATGGAATGCAGGAAAAAGAAAGCCAGAGAATGGCAAGTAAGAATGTTAGAAGACTTAAGAGAAAACACAAACGGAAAATTCATAGCATTTACATTCAGCAATGAAAGCATACAAAAACTGGTAAACATGAAACCGACCAAACAATGGCCGGGAATGAAAGACCTAGAAGGATATGAGCTCGACAACGAAATAGCTACAAGAGCATTAAGACTATTCAATGAAAGGTGGAGAAAGAAATATGGTAGAGCCTTACGACATTGGTTCGTAACAGAGTTAGGACAGGAAGGAACAGAAAATATACACCTACACGGAATAGTATGGACAGACAAAACAATGGATGAAATAAGGGAAGTATGGGGATATGGCCATATGTGGCCAAGACCGGGATGCAAGAAAAAAAATTATGTAAATGAGCAAACAGTAAACTATATAATAAAATACGTAACGAAAAAAGATGAAGACCACAAAACATACAAAAGTGTAATACTAAGCAGTGATGGAATAGGTAAAAGCTATACAAAACGAAAAGACGCAGAACGAAATAAATTTAAAGGACAAGATACACAGGAAGGATATAGAACAAGAACAGGGCATAAAGTTAATATGCCTATATACTGGAGAAACAAAATCTACAGCGATGAAGAACGTGAGAAGCTATGGATACAAAAATTAGATAAACAAGAAAGATGGATTTGCGGAGAGAAAATAGACATAAGTAAAAACGAAGATGAATATTGGAGAACACTAAAACACTATAGAGAAATAAATAAACAGTTAGGATATGGAACAGGTGAAAAAGACTGGAGTAGAGAACAATATGAGAAAGAACGAAGAGGACTAATGATGGCAAAAAGACTGGAACAGAAAAAACAGATTTTTCTAAAGGGAGAAAGTAGTACTAATGAGAATGAAGAGTAAAAATGTAATAATGAAAAATAAGAATAAGAAGAAAATAAGTAGTACTACTGAAGACCGTCACCCCGGAACTAGTTAACCCCGGCCAACATAGGGGTACGGGCAGTATGGCGCCCAGAGAAAAGGCAGGGCGCCAACTGGCTAGGCTACAGGGGTTAACCCGGGATGACTAGAGTAATAAAGAAAATAAATAAAAATAAATTTGGAAAATTGAAAAATGAAATCTACATTTGAAAAATGGAAAACGAAATAGATAAAGGAAACATAGCAATAGTAGAACTAGAAGTCCGTAAATACGCAGATTATTACTGCATATATATATACGGAACAGAAACAGACTGGAGTATGAAAATAGAAGTAACAGAGGAACAAGCAAAACAGACAGCACGATCATATAACCTAAAAATACACAAACATGGGTAAACCAATTACAGGGAAATTAGACTTAAGAGTATTCAATAGAATATTCTTCGAACAACTAGACCAAACAAAAGCATATGCTCACATAGCAGCATATAAACTTAAAAACGCAACAGGAAAAACAAAAATACACTTACTAATAAAGATAGGTGATGCAACAATACCAATAGTAATCGGAGAAAAAGCATTCAATAAACTAAAAGATGCAGCAGAGGAACACGGCTATACATTGGATAAGCTACAGTAACTATGTAGACATAGACACTGGAGAAGAACTAACAAAACACCAAGCAAAATACTATCTAAAAATAGGAATAGACAAACACATAACACTAAACGAAAACAAAACGCATGGAAAAATCTACTACACTCACAAATGCAAACGAAACCCCCAAAGAGAATTCAGCTTTGATAGAAAGGAGTAATATAGACGGTACACCGTTCTGGATATGGAAAGACTACAGAGGAACAAAGCCAAAGTATTACCTAACGATGGGAGACTATAAGATAAGTGAAGACTGCGATGAAGAACTAGAAGCAAGACAATGGCCGGAAAATCACAAATGGGAAACAATGATAGCAGTAATGGTATCAGTAATACAAAAAACAGAGGAAGTACGTAAAATCGCAAAAGAAATACCACAAGGATAAAAGATAGGGGCACATTGCCCCTATCACTATTATAAATCAAAATCAAAAGCAAATGAAAAAAACACTTGGCGGAGACCGCTTAGGATCCGGAAACAAAATGAAAGTAGACCTACACGGGTATGGAAGATCAACGCACGACTTAGGGTATGTATGGAGAAGCACAATGGCACCAGGAACACTAGTTCCCTTCATGTGCAAAGTAGGATTACCAGGGGACACATGGGACATAGACCTAGAGGCCTTTTTTAACACGCACCCGACATTAGGGCCACTGTTCGGGAGCTTCAAAGTACAATTAGATATGTTCATGGCACCAGTAAGACTATATAATGCGCACCTACATAACAACACGCTAGGGATAGGAATGAACATGAGCAGAGTAAAACTGCCTATAGTAACATTCAGCACAGTAGTACCAGATGGATTAATATTCGATGCAGATAACAGTCAGGTAAACCCAAGCAGCCTACCGGCATATCTAGGAATGAGAGGAATAGGGGGAAGTTCGACAGTACAATCAAGGAGTATGAATGCAGTCCCATATCTGGCGTACTGGGACATATATAAAAACTACTATGCAAACAAACAAGAAGAAATCGGAGCTGTAATACATACACCG